ACCTTACAATGCGATTGCTTTTTCTGGTCCTATTGCTGTATTCGTCAGCGTCTTTCTTATCTACCCTCTCGGACAATCCAGTTGGTTCTTTGCCCCGTCGTTCGGGGTCGCAGCGATCTTCAGGTTCCTGTTGTTCCTTCAGGGTTTCCACAACTGGACGCTCAACCCCTTCCACATGATGGGTGTTGCTGGTATCCTGGGTGGAGCATTGCTATCAGCAATCCATGGCGTTACTGTAGAGAACACACTGTATGAAGATGGAGATCAAGCGAATACCTTTAAGGCATTTGATTCAACGCAGGAGGAGGAGACTTATTCTATGGTCACTGCAAACCGCTTCTGGTCGCAGATCTTCGGCATTGCGTTTTCTAACAAGCGTTGGCTTCATTTCTTCATGTTGTTTGTGCCTGTTATGGGTCTTTGGACATCCTCTATTGGCATTATTGGTCTTGCTCTCAATCTTCGTGCTTACGATTTCGTGAGTCAAGAGATCAGAGCAGCAGAAGATCCTGAATTTGAGACCTTCTACACCAAGAACATCCTATTGAATGAAGGACTACGTGCATGGTTGGCACCAGTTGATCAACCACATGAGTCATTTGTATTCCCAGAGGAAGTTCTACCACGAGGTAATGCACTGTGATTAAATCACTCTTCAGTTTTATATTTGCTGCTGTGATGTGGGTACAAGTCCCACAGTGGAGCGATGACTGGAGTAAGTGTGCTGTTGATGTACCAGACACAGCTTGTCATTGGTACATCACGGCACCTGATAGCACCATGGGTGTTGGATTTAGTTGGGAGAATGCTCCCTGGTTCAGTGCTGAAGGTCTCCTAGACATTGGAGAACTTCATAACACAGTTCAATCATTACAGGAAGCATAAGAGCTTTACAACAAAAACAAATAGTGGTATACTAGGGGTCTTCGGACCCCTTTTTTAATGTCTTACGAACTGATCCCACCCAATGATCCCAGGTACTTTACGGAGACTTGTCCCAAACCATATGATAGACACAGCTACAGAGTAGTCTTTTCTAATGGTCAGTCTGAATGGTATCCGCATTGGGATGTAGCACAAGCTAGGTGGTTTCAAACACCAAACCAATTCTTATCTCACATTGAGGTTGTTGATCCGAAGAAGAAGAAAGAAAAATCAGGAGGATTTGCGTGAGTGATCACAACATGATGGAGTTGTTTCCTCTTGTAATACATTCTGTTTATGATGAGGACTTTGCAAATGAAGAATACATTGAATACTTTCATCAATACAGAGACAAGTTTCCAACAGAAGTAGTGAGTAACATGGGTGGTTATCAATCAGTATCTGATATCCATCAAGACATTGATTTTGTTCCTCTTGCTACTAGAATATGGGAGATGATAGAACCATGTTGTAATGAGATTACTGAAGGGTTTTCTCATAACGGATATCCTGGAACTCAATTACAACTAGATAATATGTGGTTCAATATTAATGGACCAGGTAACTGGAACGTATCTCATACACATCCACACTCATTTTATTCTGGTGTGATGTGGATTCTTGCTCCTGAAGATTCTGGTGATCTAGTATTCAGATCTCCTCATGAACATGAACTCTATGGATATAGAGACAGTATGCATACTATCCCACCTGAAACTGGTAGGGTGATTATGTTCCCTTCCCGTCTTCTACACATGGTTATGCCAAATAAAAGTGTGGAAGATCGCTATTCAATTTCTTTCAATCTCAATCTTAAAATCGCATGAAAATTTCTATCTATACCATTCCTGGATGCAGCTACTGCACAAAAGTAAAAGAGCTTATGGTACGTGCTGGATTGGAGTACGAACATTTTCTAGTAGGTAAAGATCTGACTAGGGAAGATCTTGTTCGGTCTTACCCCTTGGCAAAAGGCTTCCCGTATGTTATTATAGATGGAGAACCAGTGGGAGGTCTGACCCAGACAGCAAAATATTTGATGGACAAAGGACTTGTGAAATCTCGTAGAAAAAATGGATGATCTTGAGATAAATAAAGGTGTGGAATTAATGCTTCGCAGGAGGGCGAAACAACCTCCTCCACAAGAGAGGGGGTTCAGGTTCAATCACAGTTTATCTCTCCTCAAAAAAGTATTTCAATGTAAAATTGAATTTACATGGAGGGAGGAGAGCACTACCTAACAGGAAAGATGCTATGACTACTGCAGTAATTCTTACATTCGCAACAATTTTAATGGTTTTATTTGGAATTGTTGGTGGATTAGTTGGATGGACAGCAAATGATTTCCTTTATGCATACATGAATACACGAGCAAACCTTCCTCAACATCCAGAAATGTATGACGAAGATGGTATGGTTGTAAATGAAGAACTCTTATCAGTACGTTTTGTAGACGAGGAGGACCCTGAAGAGGATGGTTATTATTGATATGAATCAGGTTATGATTAGTAACCTGATGGCACAAATCAAACAAAGTGAATTGAACGAAAAACTGGTGAGGCATATGGTTCTTACCAGTCTTCGTTCTTATGAGAAACAATACACTAAAGAATATGGTGAAGTTGTTTTAGCATACGATAGCAGACACTACTGGAGGAAAGATCTGTTTCCTTTCTACAAAGCAAGTAGAAAGAAAGCAAGAGCCGAATCATCTCACAACTGGTCAGCAATTTTTGAAGTGTTGAACAAGATCAGAGATGAGATCAAAGAATACTTTCCATACAAAGTAGTAGAAGTCCATGGTGCAGAAGCTGACGATGTAATCTCTACATTGTGCAAGAACAAAGGACCACAGGACAAAGTTCTTATTTTATCTGGGGATAAGGACTTCATTCAATTGCAGAAATACCCAGGAATAAAACAGTACAATCCAATTACAAAAAGACCTGTTGCTAATGATGATCCTTGGCATTATGCGAAGGAACATGTGATGCGAGGGGACAAGTCAGATGGTATTCCTAATTTTCTATCTGACGATGACACATTTGTAACTGGTGTCAGGCAGAAACCAATCAGTCAAAAGAAAGTTGCTAAATGGATTGAGCAAAAACCAGAAGAGTTTTGTGCTACAACTCAACAACTAGCCAACTATCATCGCAATCGTAACTTGATTGACTTTGACTGTGTGCCAGCAGAAATCGAAGACAAAATTCTCCACGAATATAACTCGATAAATATTAGTGGAAAGAAAGTTCCTTTAGAATACTTTAAGGAACATCAACTGAACGATCTGTTGCAAGAATTCTTTTTTCGTAGTTCATCACCTTTTGATACATGAAATTGTTAATTAATGAAGTGCTCCAGAAAGTGAGCAATGCAAAAACTAAACCACAAAAGGTTAAGTTACTTCAGCAGTACAACACACCTGCTCTTCGTTCTATTCTTATTGCGAATTTTGATGAGAGTATCGTCAGCATGTTGCCTGTAGGAGAAGTCCCGTACACGCCCAACGATGCCCCTGAAGGGACGGAACACACGGTCCTGGAGAAAGAGTACCGCAAACTCTATCTCTTCTTCAAGGGCGGCAGCAGCACCCTTAAACAGTCCCGTCGTGAGGAACTGTTCATCCAGATGCTAGAAGGTCTCACACAAGGTGAGGCAGAAGTGCTGGCTCTTATCAAGGACAAGAAACTAGGTAAGCGTTGGAAGGTCACCAAAGCATGTGTAGAGCAAGCGTTTCCATCAATCAACTGGGGTAATCGAAGTTAAATGAGTAAAGAAAAGATCCGTGTTTACAAGCAGGGGTGTGACCCAACCGAAGCTGACGATAGGACTTTGCCCTATACTTCTTTCTTGGTAGAATATGTACAAGATGGTATCACTAAATTTGATATCGTTTTTGCTGGTAAAAAGGTAGATCTTTTTGATCATTACTATGATCAATACAAACAAGAGTTTATTACATTCACCCAGACTGAAGGGAGAATGAATCCTAGACTATGGAATGATCCCACTGCAACGACTGATAAAAAATAGTCAACCCAAATTGACTTTTTGTTTACCAGGATCCCCAAAAAAATTCTCCACAAAAAATTGCCTCAATAGGTGTCGCACAATACAAGTTGACACCTATAAATAGTTATGGTATAATTACCATACGTTCATCCCACTCTTGGGTGGGACGCAAGTAAGTCGCGGAACGGAGCCGTTCATCCCATGCTTGAAGTATTATTCTATACGACACTCACTTGTACTCAAACTGATGCTATCATGCTGAAGATTGAGACAAGTAAGTACCTTGACAATCATATCAAGGTTGAGTTAATTGAGACCCTTAAGGACTCATCACCAGAATGCCAATGGTATTGGGACGCAAACGACTAAAGGAACGGATTAAAATCCAACTACTTTAGGAGTAACTACAATGAACACCCTAACTATCATCAAGAAGCAGATCCAGAAAGCAGCTGCACTGCATGACGCACAGATTAGTCACACCTCATATCGTGGTGTTGAGTATGATACACGTTGTGTGGACAACAAGGAGTCACATGGCACCTTCTGCTATCGTGGACGTACCTATACCAAATGAGGTATAGATCTTCTGAAGATTAGATAACAAAACTTAATAAGTTTGTGTAAAGAGAGGTAAATATACCTCTCTTTTTTTGTCTTTAAACCAAAACACAAAATTGTAGTCATATATACAGTAGCGATATTAGAGGTTACATCATGAACCAAAACCCCTCCTAAATTATGAGCCCAAACGAACACCGAGGTGGATTATGCATGCACTGTTATCACGCAATCAGCTAGGCGAATGGAAACATCTTCAACATACGATTGATGATCTTCAATCGGAAAACGAAAAACTAGATGACTATTATGAATGTCTAATTGAATGTGATGCTTTGGATCAATCTCAATGTAAACGAGTCTGTAAACGTATTTTAAACTGATTTTTTTAGGAGGGTTGCGACCCTCCTTTTTTTGTGTTATAATGTGTAGGTCTTTAACATGCGTATGAAGAAGCTACCGAAGGTGCGAGCACTTAAGAAAGCAATGAAAGAACAACTCAATACAATGACTAAAGAAGAAGTTCAACAGTCAGTGAGTGATCTTTACGATGCAATGCTTGAGAGAGAACTAATTAAACAAGAACAAAAGAGAAAAGGATTTGGGTATGACATCAGTCAATCTGGTAAGCGTAACTCCAGAAGCGGAGAAGATGATGGGGTACGTAGCGAGAGTGAGCAACCCAGCGAACCAGGAGAATCCGAAGGTCTCTGGACTTCTTAAGTATTGCGTCAAACACCAGCACTGGTCTGTGTTTGAGCAAGCATACATGACTCTTGAGATAAATACAACACGAGGTGTAGCAGCTCAAGTGCTGCGGCACAGATCATTTACATATCAAGAGTTTTCTCAACGGTATGCAGATTCGTCTCTACTATCTGAAACAATTCCCCTTCCCGAACTACGCCGTCAGGACTCAAAGAATCGACAGAACTCTATCGATGACATTGATCCTTTCACTAAACAAGAGTTTCAAATTAAAATGAAAGCTCACTTTGATGAGGGAATGAAACTCTATCAAGAAATGCTTGATAGAAATATTGCAAAGGAGTGTGCTCGTTTTGTACTGCCCCTCGCCGTCCCAACAAAAATCTACATGACAGGCTCGTGTCGTTCGTGGATCCATTATATTCAACTGCGTTCTGCACATGGAACACAGAAAGAACACATGGATATTGCGGAAGGCGCACGTCATATCTTTATTGAACAATTCCCTACAGTATCCGAGGCACTTGAATGGACATGATTGAAGAAAAGAACACACCAAAACCTGGTGATCCTTTAACTATTGAAGAGATGACTGAATCTGCAGAACTCTTCTTCCCTAGATTTAATATTGTCAGAGAACGTATGCCTGATGGTTCTACCACTGAAGATACTTTGAAAGTGATGGAAAACATTGCTAAACTTGGTCATCAAATGAGGGGAGAGAAGACAGAGAAAATTCGTCTGGGTAGATTTGGATTCAATAAAAAGAAACAAGAGGAAGATTAATGCCTACGTATCCTGTTAAACATATGCAGACTGGGGAGACTAAAGAACTTCACATGACTGTAAGAGAATACGATCAATGGAGACTAACAAACCCTGACTGGGATAAAGACTGGTCAGCTGGTGTTGCTGGTGTTGGTGAGGTCGGTGATTGGAAAAATAAGATGAGCAAGACTCATCCAGGATGGAACGACATTATGAATCGTGCATCAAAACGTCGTGGTTCAACTATTGAGTGGTAACGTATGCCTAGATCTAGAAAGCGCAATCAACCTGACATCAATGGTATGTCAAACAAACAGATGAAGAGGAAGAAACCTATTGATTCTTCTTATCTGTTGCCTGTAGAACCTCTAACAGATAATCAAAAGATTATGTTCGAGGAGTATGGAAAGGGTCAAAACATCTATGCTTATGGATGTGCTGGTACAGGTAAAACATTTGTTGCTTTGTACCTAGCTCTTCGTGATGTTCTTTCAGAACACACACCATATGATAAGGTATACATTGTTCGTTCACTGGTTGCTACGAGAGAGATTGGTTTCCTCCCTGGCACACATGAAGACAAAGCATCCCTGTACCAGATTCCGTACAAGAACATGGTGAAATACATGTTCGAGATGCCTGATGACAACAGCTTTGAAATGCTGTATGAAAATCTGAAGGCACAGGAAACGGTATCATTCTGGTCCACATCATTCCTACGTGGTACTACACTAGACAACTCCATCGTTATCATCGATGAGTGTCAGAACCTGAACTTCCACGAACTTGATTCAATCATGACTCGCTGTGGTCAAGACACCAAGATCATGTTCTGTGGTGATGCTCGTCAGTCCGACTTGCAAAAGAGTAATGAACGTACAGGCATCGTTGACTTCCAAAGAATTTTGGAAGACATGAAAGAGTTCTCTTTAGTTGAATACAACATTGAGGACATCGTTCGATCAGGTCTGGTCAAATCATATCTAATTAGTAAAATTAACTTGGGTCTTTAATGCATATTTTTAATCATGTAGATGGCATCCTGCCAATTGAAATGAAAGCAGAGATGATTGATGGGAAGAGATACTATGTCACTCCTACGGGTGGTAAGTATCCTTCTATCACCACCGTGATTAGTAACAATGCAAAGAAACAAGCTGGTCTTGCTAAATGGAGAGCACGAGTAGGTAAAGAAAAAGCGCAAGCAAAAACTACTCGTGGATGTAACCGTGGTACTAGGTATCACAAGCTTGTTGAAGATTATATCAACAACGAGTTGGATACAAACAAGTATAAGGACATGCCACTACCGTGGACCATGTTCCACTCTTCTCGTGAAGTGCTCGACCGTATAAATAGGGTATACCTACAAGAGGCAGCTTTATACTCTGATTATTTACAAATTGCAGGACGAGTGGACTGTATAGCAGAGTATGAAGGGGAACTGTCTATCATTGATTTTAAGACAGCAGAAGCCCCCAAGAAAGAACTATATCTTTACGACTATTTCGTACAAGAATGTGGCTATGCATGCATGCTGCAAGAAGTGTACGGTGTAACAGTAAAGAAGTTAGTTACTATTGTTGCTTGTGAAAATGGTGACACTCAAGTCAAGGTTGTTCCACCCAAAAAAGAATACTTTGTTAGGTTACAAGAGTACATCCGAGAATACCAAAACAAATATGCTAGACAAACTAGAGGATAAATTTATGACAGCTGCGAAATTTTCGCAGGAAGTTGAGAAGATTGCCTTTGACAATGCAATGAACTACATTGATGCAATCGTTTTTTACTGCGAAACAAATGAGATCGAGATCGAATCGGTCCCCAAATTGATTAGCAAACCACTTAAGGAAAAACTTAAGTATGATGCACAAAAACTAAACTACATTAAGAAAACTAGTAGAGCTAAACTATTGTTGGTATGAGTGATTTCTTTCAGTCAGAGATGGTCCGAGGTGACCTGCAAGAACTTGCCAAGATGCAAGAGTATTGTATGAAGGCGGCGCATGCTTTCCCAGCGTTGGCACCCGTAAAGAAACTAGAGTATTTCGATATCTTACAAGAGATGATCGAGAAACAAAAAGTCTTTTATACTAGACTGAAGTTGTCCGATGATCCAGAGGCAACTGAAATGGCAGACAGCATTAAACAAGCTGCTGTCATGTTCGGTGCATCTGATGATGAGGACGCCAACATTGTGTTCGATGAACTCATTGGAAAGATCGATGAGATGCGTCAGCATCTCAAGGCAGAAGGGTATTGACCCCGCCTTCTGCCTGTGTTATAATGTCAGAGTGACGGGGGTCACAAAAGCCAAATCCTAACACCCAAACATCCATGTCTAATTTCGCAGAACTAAAGCGCAAGTCCCAGACCAATTTTGATTTCCTGCAGAAGGAACTTCAGAAGTCCACCAATGCAAACAGCAGTGGCGACGAGAGACTCTGGAAGCCCGCACTTGACGCTACTGGTAATGGTTACGCAGTCGTCCGTTTCCTACCAGCACCCGAGGGCGAGTCCCTCCCATGGGCAAAGCTCTACAACCACGCCTTCCAAGGTCCTGGTGGTTGGTTGATTGATAACTGCCCCACCACTAAAGGTGAGCAGTGTCCTGTCTGTGCCGCCAATAACAAACTTTGGAACAGTGGAGTAGAAAGCGATAAAGAGATCGCACGTAGTCGCAAACGTAAACTCTCTTACTACAGCAACATCTATGTCGTCAAGGATTCTGCTAATCCTGACAACGAAGGTAAGGTATTCTTGTACAAGTATGGCAAGAAGATTCATGACAAGGTTCTTGCTGCAATGCAACCCGAGTTTGATGACGAAACCCCTGTCAATCCTTTTGATCTGTGGGAAGGTGCAAACTTCAAGCTGAAGATCCGTACCATTGGTGGTTACTGGAACTATGATGCTTCGGAGTTCGCAGCACCTACAGCATTGAGTGCAAGCGATGACGAGATGGAAGCATTGTGGAAGCAAGCATACAGCCTGGAAGCATTCACCACTAACGATCAATTCAAATCATATGATGAGATTGATACTCGTATGAATTCTGTGCTTGGTGTCTCACGTCCTGTACAACAGGCACAGTACGAAGAGGAAGCAGATCCTATCCCTACCACTGGTGGGTTCAATGATCCCTCTATCATGGCAGCACCAGCACCTAGCGCCCCTGCTACTGATAGTGCAGACGATGATGCACTATCATACTTCCAACGTCTGGCGGAGGAGTGATGGATGTAGTCCACGCATGGAACTCCATGTCCTACGGGGAGGGGTTCCTCTTCTCCGTATGGGTCATCGGAATGTATTACATTAAACTTCGTATGGATAAATTCATACGATGAATAAATTTCGGGGGGTCACACCCCCGTTTTTTTAAGCCTTGAATTAATAAAGTCTGTGGACTTTGTACTGTAGAGATTCTTTCTCTTAAACTCTTTGATAAATGCAGATACAAAAGCACCATTCAATATGTAGATCTCTCTTTTCTTTTCGTTCATTGCTAACTCGTGGTCAATAGCAGTGACCCCTTTGGATACACTAGAACCAAGAACAGTGACGTTATTTGTGCCATCATAGTAAGTGAATGGACTATCGTAGAACTTCTTCGATACTTTCAGTCCACCTTCCAATGCTATCACAGGAAGTTTTTTACTGGATAGATCACCAACTAGGTTAGATCCAGACTTCACCTCTTCTGTCTCGTAGTATAAAATCTCCGAGTAAGGATCATTATACTTCTGTTCGGCAAACTTTCTTACCGCATTGTCTGACATGGGCCAGTCAGTTAATGGGTTGATAATATTATTTGTGATGACAATAATCCAATCGTAAGATGATCTGTTGTAGAATTTTTCGGCTACGTTATCGATACGTTCTCCATCTAGGATTGCGTACTTTGTGTAGTACAATGCATAGTCATACACGTCAGGATTAAGTTCAAATCTCCTGAAGAAATTCTTTGCAGTAACAAAATCCGATTGAGTGAAAGGATACTGTACTGGTTTGATATCATACTTGACATCAGGAATGTAATTAAACATTGGCATCAGTAAGAAGCTCCTTGGATGTTGATTTCTTGTGCGTAGATGAGCTTGGTTTCTTTAAATGTCACTGCTATCTCGGTTGCAATTGGCGCACCATTGTCTAGAGGTGACCATGCACCATCAGGAGTGTAGTTAACATCTACTTGAGTGATAGCACATGGTTTGTATTGTGGTACATATACATTCAATTGACTGCCAGTCATGAATGATACCTGAACAATTTTAGGTACAGTAATGAATCCCCCAGCGTGGGTTGCTCCACCAATAACAGCACCACCAAAACCAGCATGTAATGCTTTCTTGAATTGATAGCAAATTTTTTTAATTGCTATTGATTCGTCTTTATTTCTTGCTTGCATCTTGAATCTTAATTGAAACCCCCTTAACTCTGGAGATTCATACATCATCTCTACGTTTGGGTTAACGATAGTACCACTAACACCACCCATCAATTGTGATAAACTTACACTAGTTTTAAGACCTGAATTCAGTGCATCAACAGTAGCTTTATAAGTTGCTGTTTTTAAACCAGTAGAAATGGCACTGATACTATCTCCTAATGAACCAAGATTTGGGAGACCAGTTCTACCCATTGTCCTTGCGAGAGCTTGGAAAGTAGCACCGAAGGACGCACCACCCCAGTTTGCACCATACTGTCCCTGAATATCTTGGGGCATGTACATGAAAATTGGAGTAAATCCGTCTGCTTTTACCAAATTTGCTTGCTGAACAGATGCATTATAAGCACCGTAAACCTGTCCTACGCCAATAAATTCCCCACCTCCTGAATTATTAATAGCTTGGAACGGTGGTCTGTAATCGTAGAATTTAAATGCTACGTAGTCTGTTGTTTTACTAACTGGATACGCAGAAGGATATCGTATTGTGCCCTCGGCATCCGATATTGGAGCCAATGGTAACAGAGTTTCTTTGGCAATACTTGAATTTTTTCCTCTACCTTTAAGTCCGAATGCCATTACGTTACCATCTCCTTATCTGATTGTTTACCATAACCTTTGATGATTCGTGTTGCTTTGATACGATCATTGTATTTCGTTTCAGTCTCTTCCCACACATATTCTTTATCGTATGGTA